ACAAGATTTGCACTGATTCTGGTTCCCGGAGAGATTGAACCTTTGGAGAAAGCAGACCATCCGGCAAGCCTCTCAAATGTGAGTGGTAAGACTAAGAGCAAGATTCCCTACGAAGGTCATGCCGAACGAATGAAGTTCGCGAAGATGGCAGCGGAAAGGATGATCGGCTCAAGCAAGCCCGAAGATGAGGGCAAGTACGCCGACACCAAACGTGTTGATGGCAAGGGTCGAGTGAAGGGCGCGAAAGCACCTCACAAAAACTACAATGCCAGTGCGTCAGGTTCAGGCAGCCGCGCTCATGACAATTTTGGTCGCAGGACCATCATTGTGAAACCCGAAGAGATAGGGTCGAGCAAACCTGAGTCAACCACAAAACACACACCGGTTAAGAATGTAAAAAAGCCACGGAGCTAAACCGTTCATAAAGGTGAGGTGTAGATGAGAATTATAATTGTTGATCCCATCGAGTTGTTGAAGTCTAATTACACGAAACGGACTGGCACGCCGGGGAACTATAAGTACTACTACGGGGCTAAGAAGAAAAAGAGCGCGCCCCGACCTAAGTCTCCCCCACCAACGAAGCGGCGTGAATCCGCGCATAAGAAGCCTATGCCTTTAGAAATCTCCGGTAAACCTTCGAGTAGTGGGACCACCGGCAATGTATCCGTGAGGATTGACGCTAATAAGAAAGGCTGGAAGGTCGCCGATGCTAAGAAGTACGGTGCGGCTATGAGCAGGAAGTATCCGGGTAAGTACGTGGTGATGTATGCCGACTTTGGGGAGGTGACGTTCAATGTCAAGAACAGCCTACCCAGTAACCCGTTAGCTCCGGGGGATTTTAAATATGGTTACGGTCTGAATGGAGTCTGGAAAGATTGGAGCGCTAAGAGGAAGACCACCTATTCGAATAAGATGTTGGAGGGTGTCGAATGAAACGAGGCATTATTACTAATGCAGTAGACTGGCGCAGTCGCAAGCTCCAAGGCAAATGCACATTTCAGGGATTACCCATCTCAATTGAGAATGAACGAGGAACTTACAGGCAGGGGGAGGACGATCATGGGAATATGTGGCGTACTTTTATGCATATTGCTTATGGCTATGTGCGTCTTACTCTCGGTGTCGACGGTGATCATGTGGATGTATATATGGGACCCAGCAAGTTCTCCGATAAGGTATATATCGTACACCAAAATGATCCATATACCGGTAACTATGATGAAGACAAGTGTATGCTCGGGTTCAACAGTCAGGTAGAAGCCAAGGCAGCATACCAGAGACAGTATGACCGATCAGATTATTACGGGTCCTGTGATCAGGTAGATATGGCAACCTTCAAACAGATGTTGAAGGACCGGAAAGGGTTGACTCTGAAGCCGCCTAAGAAATTACGGAAGTCTAAAACATACATTCTGACTGCGGATAATGACAGTATCGGTCACTTGGAGAAGGCAAAGTATACCAAACGATGGCGGGGCAAGGATGGACGCTGGTACTATGAATACCCCGGTGACAAGAAAGGGCGTAAGCCAGCTAAAAAAGAACTGGCGACCTTCGTGGATAAGAAGGACGCTATCAAACTGGTCACAACTTATTCCAATGTTCCCTTAGCTGAGTTTGTACCTGTTCGAGACGCAAAGACTCCAAAAGAGTTCGATGCGTTTGTTACTTCCTACACTGCGAAAGAATATGAGGGCAAGCGTGCCAAGGCGTATATCTCCGAGACAGGTAAGAGCGGCTATGCGGTTACCGGTGACGGAGACCTTATATCTGTTTTCTCTGAACCGGGTGCCCATGAAGGCGCTTCAATCATGAAGACGGCTATAAAGAATGGAGCGAAGTCATTGGATTGTCTGGGTGACGTGTTACCTAAGATATATTCGAAATATGGATTCGAGGTGACTGAGACCGTGGCATGGGATGACCAGTACGCGCCGAAGGCTTGGGACTATAAAGCGCATGGAAGGCCGAATGTCAACTATATGAAATTGAACCCGGCGAAGGTTATGAAGAGTAAGTCAGAAGGCATGACAACCGCATTCGAAGAGCTTTCCTTGAAATACGCTATGCACCTGTTCGGACCTGATGAGATTAAAGAATCGATGAAGCTACAGAAGTCAAAGTATATCAATAAGTACTTCAAGAACGGTCGATGGCATTATACATATCCTGATAATGGTGGGAAGCGGCCCAGAGGTATGGGACATTATGCCACCCTCAAGAATCTTGGAGGGACTACCGGAGGCGCAGCCCATGTCAGGCTGGCCAATGGTGAAGAGAAGGTCCTGAAACGTTCAACCGGTGAAGGTCATCTCAAAGATGAATACATGGCGAACCGAATCTACAAAACGCTCGGTGTGGCGGTCCCTGATGTTCAACTTTCACACGACAGTGAGGGGAAGCTCGTACAGGTTGCCGACTATATTGAGGGCGTACCACTTTCCGACCTCTATGGAGATGAACAGTCTGAGGCTATGAAGCAGCTTCGGGATGGGTTTCTGGCCGACGCGTTGGTGAGTAACTGGGATGTTCTGGGTATGGATAATGATAATGTTATATGGGACGGTGCGAGAGCATGGAGAATCGACAATGGTGGATCATTACGCTACAGGGCACAGGGCGCTCCGAAAGGCGATTCATTTGGTGGGGATGTTACCGAAGTCGAGAGTCTTCGAGATCCCTCCCGTTCGGCTTCCTCGGTGTTCGGCCTCGTGAGTGATAATGATATCCGTGAACAACTGACAAACGTACTGTCTAAGAAAGGCGTAATCCTTGCGGGTATTGAAGACCCGAAACTGAGGCGAATTATGGAACAGAGAATTACGAATCTGGTAGACAGGTTCGGAGTGAACAAATCATTCGGAGAAGGGGACTTGCTCAAGAGCGATAGCGGACAATGGTTTCTCCATCGCAATCATAAGCTGATCAAGTTCTTCTGGCTGGGTGATCTTATGAAAGCAAACGGCGAGGGTAAGAAATATTACTCAGCCGATGAAGTGAAAGCTCGTGGAATGCGCTGGGTTACGATCCGGGGTGCAAGGGTCCTGTTGCAGGGAACCAGTGACGGCGGCTATGTCGTGGTCGGCGGGGCCGGTGGGAAACTGAATCACCTGAAGATTGACAATATCATGAGCCGTGAAGACTATACTGTGAAGCGGAAACGGATCGAGGCTAAGAAAAAAGAAGAAACGAAGGCGCTGACCAAGGAAGAGATCAGCGAGGCCGCAGCAACCCGTAAAGTTCAGCACGCAGCACGAAAGACAGCCCGAGCCGCCTATACTGAGGTGGTTACAGATATTCTGGGTGTTACCCCTGATGAGATCAGAGATAATATTAGTGCTAAGCAGATGAAAGAACTTGAGGACAAGGCCCGGAAGATGGTTGAAGCGCGAAAGGCGTTTAAGACCATGGATGAGAAGGCTATTGAAAACGAAGTTGATAAGCAGTCTGAGAAGGAACTCAAGAAAGCGGTCCAGAAGCAAGTCAAGAATGTGGAGCGGGAAGCGCTCAACACCCTGATGAAAGACTATATGCCCGAGGACCCTAACGCAGCACCGGAACTGAAGACCTTACTCGATAAGGACAAGGCTCTTGAAGTACTGGCAGCCAGAAAGCAGTTCAGGAAAGCGATTAAGGCCATCGGTGCGGAGAGTGCTGACATTCCTTCCGACCTGAAGGTTGGAGCGGTGTTTGCCGCAGCCACGACCAGTGAAATGGATGAGATCCAGAGACAGGTCAAGGATCAGGCCGAGACAGCAAAGAATATTCAGATGTATGACATCCTCAATGCTCAGAGTCAGGCGATCAACGGGCATGTTGACCAAGGTGCAATCTCCGCATTGAACGGATTGATCGGAGATGTGTACGGTTCCGGTGCTACTTTCACGACTGACACTGTAAAGGAACTGGGGATTGAAGCTGTGGCCCGAGCGGTCACCGCAAAGATCCAATTGGATGGTAAGGGCGAAGTCGTGCGTAAGGCCCTTGAAGAGTATGTAGCCACAGAACGTGAGAAAGTCGTTGACCGTGCATTGAAGGAAACCAAGAAACGACTGGCCAACGCTGATGATATTAGGGGACTGGCGCGGGACAAAGACGATGCCGAAGCAATCCTGTCCATGGCCTCAGCTAATGGTCATGCTCTGAAGCAGATCACCGCAGCACAGCGCGCACTGGGTACGGCTGTAGGTTCTCTGAGAGCAGCCGCGCATATGATCAACGCGCTGGAAGATCCACCGGCTGATGTTGTACAGGTAGATATGGGTAAGGACCTTGCACGGGCTCGTGACAGGGCTAAGAATGCCGGTTTGAAGAAAGGTACCTATTCGATACGAACCGTTAAGAAAGGGCGCGCTAAGCGGCTGGTCATGGAGATTCCGAAAGAGTCTCTGAACAACTTCTTTCAGGGTGCTGCTGACAAGTCGGCAGAGAAGGATAATCTTGCAGCTATCAAGGCTCATGAATCAAATACCGGATATAAACCACCGGGTATTAAGGACAGTATCAAGTTCGATGCAGCACAGGAAGCCGGACTCCGTTTCTTCAATGAGAAGGGTAGGGTTCTGTTAGACTTTGAAGCGGGTATTGGAAAGACAGGAATTGCCTATGCGGGGATCATGGATGCTATGGCTAATAAGGGAGCTAAGAAGATTCTGGTAGTAACTCCGTCAGGTACTCGTGGCGACTTCCACAAACAACGCGAGACTTTCCTTGATAAGGATATGCAGAAGCTCGTCAGGCAGTCGACCTCCAACACTTCGAAGACTGAACGTCACCGCCGACACCTTGAACAGGACGGTATTCATATCGTTTCACAGGATGCACTCAGGGAAGACGCTTCGATCCTGAAAGATGCCGGATACGATATGGTTGTTTTAGATGAGATTCATGAAATGACTGCCGGTACTGGTGCGGCTGGGAGATATAAGGCTTTAGATCAACTCGCAGACGTTCCTCTGAAGATGGCTATGTCAGGTACGAACATCAAAACGTCAAAGAAGGAACTCTACAGGAAGATCAACTTCATTGATCCTGAACATGGTATGGGTTCAATGGCTGATTTTGAGAAGCGATATAAGGGACTCAACCAAGGTACCGGCATATTTCAGGACGCTGCCAACGATGCGTTCAGGAAAGAGACCGGAGACTGGGTTTACACGCAGAAGAATCAACTACCGGTTGAGAACAAGGTCAATACACTCCGTATTCCAATGTCTGCTCCACAGCGGAAAGCGTATGCGGCAAGTGAGAGGCAATATAGGGATGAGCGGGAACAGAAACTTCCCGGAGCTTCGGCTCGTAGAGATTCCAGAAACTATTCGATTCTATCTGACGGCTATACCGAGAGTAATGCTAAGGTCGATACGATTATCGACACGATGAAGAATAACCATCCCGGAGAGAAGGCAGTTGTTCACGTATCCCAGCCGGGTAAACCCGTACTGAAGGCTATGCGAACGGCTCAGAAGAGACTTGAGAAAGAGTTTGGTGTAGGGTCCGTTGCGATGATTCACGGTGAGACCGGTCCCGGAGAGATGGCAAAGACTAAGGCCGCATTTAATGATCCGGGCAATCCGCTCAGGTTCATTGTAGGGACTAAGACTCTCGAATCCGGCCATAACTTACAGGCTGGGGGATCGGTCACTTTTCACTTGGATATACCGGACAGCGCAGCCGCATTTGATCAGCGGAACGCCCGGATATTCAGGAAGGGTCAGGATAGGGATACTTCGACCTATGTTCTGTCCGGTGTGAACCCTATGGATATGCGGTCTGAAGACTTGATGGCCACGAAGCGGAAAGAAATGAATATCATCGGCAATCCTCGGTCGGTAACGGCATTGGATGATAAGGGATTTATCGGTATGCTGAACAAATACGAAGAGGAGGCCCGAAGTGCGTAATCAGGCGGAGAAGAGCGCAGACCAACTCGATGCGGTCAAGGTAAAACTGGATACGAAAGCTGCTATCATTGTTCGCGAACAGGAACAGGTTATCGAAGCGGCCAATAAAGGGATCGACCGACTGAACTCTGATATGGATGCTTTACGAAAACGGCTCGATCAGAAAAAGGAAGGACCGTACGATGAAGTGTACCACGATCTGAAAGATCGCTATGTAAACAAGTTGGGGGAGCGGGACTCGTTACAGAAGGCCCGCATCATGGCAGAGGAAAGCATCTCCGCAGCGAAGTTGAACGTAATTCCGGGAGAGTTTGATAGGAGTGAGTACTGATGAGTGATACGCCCGGCGCAAGTAAACAGTGCCTATACAATGCTAATTTAATATCACAGCATGAGGTGTTATTGACGGCTATGGATAAACGGTTGGACAGAATGGAACATAATCAAAACAACCACCAGAAAGAGATTTCTGAAAAGGTGGGAGAGGTCCGTGAGAAACTATTTGACGGATACGATACAAAGATCAGCAATACCAATGAACGGGTGACTGAGATAGCCACGACAGTTAAAGAAATGTATCAGCGTGGAGGAGTGGACCAGAACCAGATTGAGAACATTGTCCATCGGAAGATGGATGAGCGGGAGATGAAGATACAATCTGAAAAGAGATGGCTCAAGACTCACCGGGTTGAAGTTCTGTCTGGGTTTATGGCTGTGTGTATGGTCCTCATAGTCATAATAACATACTTCAGGGGGTAACAGATGCGACTACTGATCAAGGCAACCATGAGTCGGAAAGGGCTCGTGCCAGTAAAACGAATGGTCTCAAGGAAGGGAAAGCCTTTTATCCAGACATTCTATGTGCGCCCTGATCAGGCCCCAAAGAATCCCACGATCATCAACCATCAAGACCTTGTTATGCTCCCGGCTCCGGTACCGAAAGGACCGAAGGGCGATAACCGTGTGTACGTTCTCCGGGACAAGCAGCCGGACGAGGGTTCCACTAATGTTGTTAAAGAGGCGATACGAATACCTGACAAAGCTATTGTGGAGAGATTCGATAAGTTCGGTAAGTCGTTTGTGGTTCACCGGGAGATTGAGAGAAACAACAGCGTAGGCCCTGACGTGGTGGTGACTGAGGTATCCACCGGTCTGAAAGTAGTAACCGGCGGGTCCGGGGAATCTGCGGCGGATCTCAAAGAGCGTGCGATAAATACATTGGATACGCATGGCGAAGACAAGATGAATGATATAATCGGCAAGGCGGGACTCATTCAGGACAAGGCCGAGAGTTGGTTTGAGGATACGGCTGACTTCGATATGAAAGAAGCACCAAAACCGATTACTGAAGACGATATCAAACGAGCAACCATTCATATCATTAACACGGTTATGGACCGGGAAGATGAGGATGAGGACTACGGCAACGAAGGTCTCCGATTGGATGCTCGGACATGGATTCGTGAACACCTGAAAACGAATGAGGATATTCAAGGTTTTATCGATAACTCCAATGATAGTCAATGGTTTGAAATGGGCCTTGCTATGGAAGGGGATCTTGATTGGGATGATGCTGTAGCTACATCTGAGGCTTTTGCGTATATCAATAATAATGCTACTGATGAGTATGGCGAGGTGGATATAGATCAAATCAAGGATTGGTGGGAGCATCAAGGAAATCCGATTTTGTCCGATAGTGATGTATGGAGCTTTTCAGATTCGAATGATTATATAGAAGTTGAGGAAGGTGAAGCGCTTTCCATGATGATCAATAATGGTATGAGCATATCTGGTACTGAGGACTGGGTACAAAAAGTATTGGATGAGGCTGAGGAAGAGGCCGGAGGTGACCTTGAAGATTTTACCATGACTGATCGTAGTGATCTTGAATGGGACGCTGACGATCTGAATACTATTGGTGAATGGGTCCGTGGAAATAATGTTAGGGAAACTCGATCTATTGTAAAGGAAGCGGATACCAAACGACGGGACGGGCTCGATCCGGGGTCAGTAGCTTACAACAATACAGGGGATGTGGTCTTGGCTAAAATGATGACCGCTACTCATAATGAACTGTACAGGGGAACAGGTAATGATGACTGGAAGGTAGCGAAGGTAGGGGATGTGATTCCTGTAGGCATGGCTTCATTTTCTACTCAGGAGTCAACAGCAAAAGGATTCGCGAATGCCGGAGGAACTGTCATTGTTCTGGCCAACGACTTTACCAGTGAGAGCAAGAAGATCAAAGGTATTGATATTGACGAACTGATTGAGGATGTGAACGAAGTCAACTATAGCGCGGCTGAGGCCAGTGGCATATCTGAACATGCACATGAGCATGAGTTTATAGTGAGGGCCCCCTCTATCACGATCACCAAGGTTGAGACGCAGGGCGTTTATAATATGGTATATGCCACCGTATCTGAGATGGCTTTGCTGAAGGCTATGCAGAATGCATTCGACGACCGGATCGCGAGAATGGAATCCATCTTCGACGAACCGCTTCATAGGAAGAAAGATGAACCTGATACTGAAAGCTAAGGCAGCCGCACAGGGCGAAACCCACACATGGGCCGACGGGACAACCCGTAAGAAGGTCGGCAAGAAATGGGTTGTCGTAGAGGGCGGTCAGAAAGGTGAAAAGCAGGTACTCGCTGACTCGTGGCGACGTGGCCGGGAATATTTCAACTATGCAATGACAACCAACCTTGGCAGCGAGGTTGACGCTGTTATGCAGGCCCGGAACATCAAAGGATTCGAGGGTCTGGTAGAAGCGATCAAGAACGGTCCAGCGGATACGGCCCATCAAATCTATAAGGATGTGGTCGACCGGGTAAAATCAACCCCCGCACCTGTTGGTGACAAGAAAGCAGTTGTGGACCTGATCGGTCGGTCACTGATTCAATTGAAGGAACGATTTTCTACCAAGCCCAAGGTCAAGCTGACGATTACAAAGACCTCGAAGAAAGGCAAGGAATACAGGACCTATGAGGAAGGCAAGCACGACACGGCGCTGCCGGTTATGAAAGCGTCCCGAGTGAAGACTGAAAAGAAGAGGATGGGCGGCTGGTCAGTGACCGGGGACCTGTCTACTTCTCATATTCGTGCTATGATAAAAACCAAGGTTGCGAAGCTGACAGCCGGGTTACCGAATGGGAAGAAGAAATGGATTCTCCCGAAGAAAGCTGAGGACATGGACCTGAAATATAAAGGTGATAGCCTCACGATCCGAGTGAAGCAGATTGTTAAAAAGAAGGAACGTACACGGGCGACAGCGAAGGCGGAGATCAAGATTCCATATTCGTTCGCCAAGGCATTCCTACTGAACCAGATCGCGAGTAAGCGTACCCGGAATAACTTCATCTTCAGGATGGAGCATTCGTCAGGGTATCGGAACTATATGGAGAGGTATGGAGCATGAGATCAGAAGCATTAAGAACCGGTGACAGGTTCGCAAAGTGGTGTAAGTACATGGGCCGGAAAGCTCCCCCTAAAAATATTAAAGCCGCACTGAATCGGAGTATGGATGAGGGTAGCAGAATGATAAAAGACTACCTGACCACGGATACCTCGATCTGGTTGAACTATTGTTCCTTCCTTGCAGGGAGGGGCCACGGACGTGTGTGAACTTTGCTCTCAAACTCGTGAATCACATATAGTACTTGAACTCAAGAACCTTCATCACCATCCCGAATTGAAGTTTGACAAAGCAATAACAGCGCTGACCAAGGCGCTGGGATACGACTCTGAGAGACAGCAGAAAGAGGTCTCCCCGTTTCGATCTGTCCGGGAACTGGAAGCATTCAGCAAGGACCGTATCGAGCGGCACCTGATCAAGATGTACAATGTCATATCCTCGAAGTGGATCGGCATGGCGAAAGCCTCGACTGATCCCTTCCTGTTGAACAACCGAATATTCATAGATCCAAAGAGTGGGAAGCCGTTGACAAAAGGCCAGTGGAAGATCATCAAGCGGGACATCCTGAAGGTATTCAATTATATCTATGCACCAGAAGAGGAACGGATCGCATCTCACGCTCTTGCGCTGGGGAAGCTGCTCAAAGGTATGAGCATTGACGATTCTCTGTCTGCCGGATATCTGAGTGTCCGGGATGCAGTAGATGACACTATGAACAAACTGAAGGGTCCGCTATGGCAGAACACCGTAGCTTTTGCTCAGCAACACGCTGGTGAGTTGATTGTGGACCTGAAGCAGAACCAGTACAAAAAGATCCATGACACCCTACAAACTGGTATCAAGAATCGGCAGAGTCACCGGGAACTCCGGGAGAATCTATTCGATAAGTTCGGAGAGATGAATCGGGACTGGCGGCGTATAGCTGAGACCGAGATCGGAAACTCCATGAACAACGGTCAACTCATTACAGAGATGGACCGGGCGCGACCGGATGAAACGATATTCATGAAGGGCATATCCTCATCGGAGGCGTGCCCGTTTTGTGTGGGTCAAGTGAATGATAGGGTCGTGGTCCTATTGCCGGAACCCCCTGACAGTGGCGATCAGGTAATGATAGATGGTACAATGTACACTGCGATCTGGCCGGGGAAAGACAACTATGGCCGCCGACGTGCTGACTGGTGGGTAGCTGCTGGGACTCAGCACCCGCACTGTCGATGTACGTGGGTGAAGTACATTCAGGGGTTTGAGGACATCGATGCGAAGTTCAGAGCGTCTATGGAGGCGGCTATGCGGGAGGGCGCAAGGCTTCAGAAGCCTATAGACGATCCTGAAAAATTGATCAAACCGACCCCGTGGAATTAGACAATTATAGCAGAACAAGGTTTTGAGGTCCGTTGGACCTGTGATATACTTAGAGTATTAAATAACCCGTGAAGAGCGGGCAAGGAGACAAACCGATGGCAAGAGACAAAGACAAGGAGGCCGATGTGCTGACAGCAGGAGACGAAAAATCTAAGGACGAAGAGATCAACGAAACCGGAGCAGATACTCCCACCGTTGAGACCCCGGCAACCGAGCCTGATGAGGGAGCGGTTGAGAAAACCAGTGAAGCAGAAGTTGTGAAAGCACCCAAAGCGAAAGCGAAGAAAGTGAAACCGTTGGATGTGGAAGACCTTCGCGTTGCAATGAAAAGACTTGCAGCCCGCTCTCTTTCCGCCGTGGAGTTAGACCTTTTGGTGAAGAGCTTTCCGAAAGTATTCGGCGAATAAATCAAATGCCTCCTAACTGGAAGACGGTACATGGTGAGCCCTTCGACGAAGAGAAGTGGAAGCTCGCCAAAGAACGCGCCGAAGAACAAGGTCACGGTGAGGACTACGAGTACATTGTAGGAATCTATAAACGTATGGCCCGGACGGGTGAGTTCAAACCGAAGTTCAGTAAGGAACGAGCGAAGAAGAAGCAAACAGTGGATGAGTGGAAGGGCGGCAAGAAGGATTGGAAGAAAACAGTCAAGAAGAGTTTCAATCTTGTGATTGGAGGGGACCTTGATGAGTTTCGGTGTCCTGATTGCGGCGCTCTTCTGTTGAAAGGTCGAGGGTTAGAGAAGGCACTTGTGGAGGTGAAATGTCGCCACTGCAAAGCACTTGTTTCAAACGGCCATCCTGTGGTATAGTTTAATTAAGGCAAATGGATTCCCGAGTGACCATTTGGACCTTTACTAAAAGAGGCTCATTGAAGCCCCATCTTGGCTGATATTGCAATATCAGGTGAGATGGGTTTTTTTAATGGGAGAGTGAAACGATGAGACAGGGAATTGCACAGCTTAGCAACCCATTCTACAGCCCATTCAGCGATGTCCTTATCAAGGGCGCCGAAGAAAATGGGCAGTGGATAGTCTATCTCCAAGCCTCTAACGAGATGAAAGATCAGGACGGAGAGACCGTAGACATGGCGGCCTTACAGAAAGCCGCCGACTACTTCCTCTCGCACGGTGTTCTATCGTGGGATCACAAGCATAAAGCGACACATGATCCGGGATTCATCATCGGCGAACCGTTGGAAGTGAAGTTCACTAAAGATCACAGGACCCTTGTAAAAGGTTATCTGTATCAGGCCAACGACATCGCACAGAAGGTTTGGAAGAATATCCAGAGTGGGGCAAAGCGCCTCGGCGCTTCAATCGGTGGTGGTATTCTCCAAAAGAGCGAGAATGCAATCAAGCAAGTTATATGGGACGAAACCGCGATCACACATAGGCCCGTCAATGATGGGACTCTTGGTGGTGTTCAGATGGTACCGTTCGCCGCTTTCGCTAAAGCACTCATGGCGGGTGGTGGAGTAGATGCGTCTGTATTTACAGGCGGTCGTGCCCTCAGTCCTGAGAGTCTTCAGGGATCAACGGTCGACAATATGGTTCCCCCGGAAGAACTACGGGGAATGTTTGGTGACCTTTTAAAAGCAGTCAGAGATAATAAGATTGGTAGCTATAATGACATGCTTAACTTCGTATACGATAGAGGATATGAAGGCAATTCAGCAGCTAAAATTATCAACTACCTATCCCGGAAAATCCCTAACGTTGTTGGGGCGGGAAGGTAAAAATATCACTTGGAGGGTTTCACAGTATGAGTGAAGCAATACAAGAAGTTCTTCTGGATGATGAACTCATCGAAAAGGATTTCAACGACGCCTTGACCGACCTCCAGAAGTCGTTGGAATCCGATTCGGAAGAATCACTTCGGAAGGCCAAAGATGACGACGAGCCCAAGGGCAAGTCAAAAGATGCCGAAGACGAAGACGAGTCTGAGGAAGAGGAAGAAGAGGATATGGATTACGAAAAGTCCATCTCTGAAATCCTTGCCGAAGATCCGAACGCGGCTGCGGCAATTGATGTCGAACCTTTCCTGCGCCAGCTTACTAAAGCGATGGATGAAACCATCATGCAGCTAAGCAAGTCCATGCAGGCAAAGTTCAACCGGGTAGAGAAAATGGTGAAGAGTCAGGGAGAAGTTCTCCTGATGACTGCCAAACTCGAAAAAAGTACAGCCGATATGATCCGTCAGATCGGGGGCACTCCGGTTCGAAGCCAGTCCGTCAAGGTTCTGAATAAGAGCCGATTTGAAGGCGGGAAAGTGGAGTACGACAATATGACCGTGCTTCAGAAATCACGAGAATGGGTCCGCGCCGGGAAGATCGACCTCACTGAGGCCGGTATGATCGAGGGACGCATCAACAAGAACCAACTGGGAAACCGGAATGACCGGGTAGACCAGAAGGTTGAAGCGCTCATGAAGGAGGGTAATTAAATGAACATAAATCCTGAACTATTCCCTCAGAACTTCGTGGGACACGGAGACTTCGGTAACGTTGAGGTCCTACAGGAACTCACTAAAGCGTTAGAAGCCGGATCAGGTGTAGACGCCAGCGGGTTTGCTGGTGGCCGTGCATTGATCCCGGAATCCCTTGAAAACACGCTCGTAAACGTGTTGTGGTCGCAGGATGAGGCTCGCCTCTTCCAGCGGGTGAAAAAGAAACCCATAGCCAGCCCTGTTCACCAGTGGGACAAGCGTACGGCAGTAGGTTCCAGCGATGGAGCATGGGTGCCTGAAGGTGGCCAGAGTCAGGAAGCTGACCAGACCATTGCTCGTGTGTATGAGACAGCCAAGTACTTGCAGACTCTCCGAAAGGCGACTTTGCAGGCGACTCTCTCGAACATGATCGAGAATGCCCTGACCATTGAACAGAATGCCGGAGCTTTGTGGGTAATCCGCGAAGTTGAGAAGGCAATGTTTAACGGGAATGACACAATCTTTCCCGAACAGCCGAAAGGAATCAAACAGCAGGCTACATCCAATGTGCTTGATGCACGTGGGGCGACTGCTTCCGGTTCATCGGTAGAAAAACTGATCAATGATGGCTCACGCCAGATTCGTGATCAGTATGGAAAAGGTAGCTTGCTGCTTTCTTCCACCATGGTCCATCAGGATCTTCAGAACTTGATCAGAGATCGCGTGCGGTTTCAGTCAGGTCAGGATGTTGGTGCTGCCATATTCAATGAGTATCCGACTCCATTCGGGAAACTGGAAATGCTTGATGACGTATTCATCAATGAGGGTGTGGCTCCCGTAGCTTCAACCCTGACAGCGCTTCGACCTGCACAGGTCACCATCAACAGCATTACCAGAACAGCAACCGGCGATTCGTACTTTGCAGCAGGGGACCTTGGTGAGTATCACTATAAAGTTTCCGCAGTGAATCGATATGGTGAGGGCCTTGCCTCCACTGAAGATTCTGATACTATTACGACTGTCGGCGATACGAACGTATTTTCCGTATCGGTTACCCCTGACGCCTCGATCACCGCTTATGCGGTATACAGGTCCAAAGTGGGTGCAGCCGACGGCAGCGATGTTCGTTTCATGGGATATTTTTCAACCTATGTGGACGGCGATGCAGATGCAATCGTTGACGACAATGCGAGCCTCCCCGGAACATCTGACATCTTCATCCTTACCATGGATGAGATATACGATGCGATAGAGTGGTTTCAATTTTTGCCATTAATGAAATTCGATTTGTATCCCACAAATGAAGCCGTGTATCCTTTCCTCATGCTCTTATTTGGTGCCTTGGCGCTGAAGAAAGAAGAGCAGCACGCTTACATCAAAAATGTCAGTCCAGCTAATCTCGGTTGGTTCTAAGGTCGTTGACCTTTTGAATTGAGATTATTCATAACGGGGGTCCTCAATGAGGGCTCCCGGTTATCTTGATCGAGGAGAAAATGAAATGAGTTTTAAAGAAAGAATCCAGAGAGCTATTCCAATATGGCGACAGATGCTTGAGCGTCCGACGCCTTTTGTACGTCAGGCACCTATTGATGGTTCCACCGCAGGTATTTTTACTGTTGCTGACATCAAGAAGGGCGATCAGCTTGTGAGCGTTATTGAGGTGACAACCACAACCGCTGCACTGGTAGATAGGACCGCAGAGTTTGTTTTGAATACTGATGAGGGTCAGTTGATCCGAGTGGACGCTGAAATTGACAATACAGGCGGAACTGATACCTCCGGGGATGCTCTGATCGTGACATGGCTTGCGTGGGCTGAATAACCCATGGCTGCCACAGTCGTCATAGCGGAGACAAATGGTCCGCAGGCCGGTTCCGTAGAAACGGTCGATCCGAACAATATCAATATGGGGTCCGATGACTCTTCGGAGTTGGTCCCTGCAACTTACCCTATAACCGCGCAAGCCGACGGTCACGCTTTCGAGAAGTGGCTCCGGTTATTCGTGTCTGATATGGGTGGGTCCACCATCGTGGACAACATCAAAATATGGTTGTCGAATCTCGGTGGTGGATGGCTAACAGAAGAGGGCATGTCTACAAATCTACGTATATCGGGTTACTCAGCAGCGTCCTACCTTGTAGGTGGGCCTATTGAAGCGGACTCGGCAGATGCGGATCAAGTCATGCCTGAAGTAGAACCGGCCAGCGCCAACATCGGGATAGGCGGCGGGCTTTCGGGCCAGATCACTGCGGCCCCGGCGTACAGCGATTGGATAGTTCTGCAACTGGATGTGACCGAGAACACTCCCGCAGGAGGGCTCAACCAAAAAACGATCACTTTCCAGTACGACGAACAGTAAGCGCTACCCCCTTAATCGGGGGTTTGTGCATTTTCTCAGGAGAAGAGAGAAGTGGAAGATAAACTGGAAATAATCGTGTCGGTTGAGAATGAACCCAGCCCTCACGAAGTAAAGTTCGAAGACCTATTCGCTATCAAGGATCAGATCAAGTCGATCATGTTCCTATGGAATGCGAACTCCATTTATGTGGATTGCGTGAGTAACACGTTCATCATACACGGTGGGCGTCGTATCAAGTTCCCCGAGATGGGAAAGACTAAAATTGAATACAGGAAAAGAACCTCAGTTCAGGTATCCGTAAGTGGAGGGTCCACAAGCAGAAGTCATGTGTGGCTCATCGGGTTACGGTGCGTGGATGAGGATAAGGTTCTATTGATAGAAGCAGACAAGACCGGCACTCTTTGGGAGTGGCGGAACGTGCTATAATTAAGCATGAGGAGTAACAAATGGCTTTAGCAATTTTAAGAAGGGCAGACGGTATCATTGAGATGAATGCCACGAACAGTGATGCTACACCTCTTGACGGCATTCCGGCTCCGGTAACAAGTATCATTGTATCCGGGGCTACAGCGGGATCGTATTCTGTTCGGTTGAACAATACCACGTTTGTGATACTCACGGCGGCGGCTCAGTTGACCAAGCAGATTTTTGTTAGAATGTCAGTGAACGAGGTTGAACTTGTAGCTGTACCGGCAGGCGGAATTGCATATCTCACTCTCGATCAGATGCCGTAAGCGGGGGACGAATAGATGGCTATAGTAACAGGAACCAATGCGGGGTTTGTATTAACTGCGCCTACAGTTGATCCCGTTGGAACAAGTGAATCTTTGGGTGACAGCGCCATTGGTATAAAGGTCACGGCCCCGGCGGGTGTAAACGAAATTAAGGAACTTGGCTGGTATCAATCATTGGCGTCGAATACCTCTGAAGATTTTGAAATAGCTCTATATGATCATGATTCTGGAAATGATCGACCCGGAAATATTGTAAGTGCCATCGGAAGGGGTACAACGATATTAAATACGGTGGGTTGGTACTCTGCTGTTATCGCAGCTTTTCCATTAGTTGCCGGAGCTACTTATTGGATAGTAGTTCAATGTGCTGCTACTAACAATTATGATGAGGCTACCACGGGTGGCCTTAGACGTGTAACTCTGACCGGTCAAAGTTCTCTTCCTGATCCGTATGGTGTACCCACTACGGCTTTGGATAGTTACAACGCGGCGTTTTATGCAAAGTATAACGTGATATTTGTAAGAAGAAATGCCGACGGTGTTATTGAGTTGCTTGAAGTTAGCAGTGGGGGTGTGATCGAAGGTGTTCCCGCTCCCGTAGTTAGTATTATTGTAACAGGGACCACAGAGGGCTCATACTCTGTGAGGTTGAATAACACCACGTTCGTTATAGTTACTGCGGCTTCAAGGTTGACGGAGCAGATTGAAGTACGGATGGCAGTACATGAGGTTGAACTTATAGCTGCCCCGTCGGGTGGAATTGCGTATCTGACACTTGATCAGATACCGTAGGAAAACAGGATGGAAGATAAACACCTTGTTCAAGTGTGGAACATCACGATAGCCGCTAACGGCGACAAACTCAAAGTAGCGACCATAGAGCAAGGTCCGCGTCAACCATCCATGTGTGAAGGGTGTGAGGCTCCGTGTTGCAAAGGGAGTCTATTCCCCGTCATGAATCGAGATGAGTTCCTGAACCGAAAGTTCAAGATGCACTATATCGATACACCTGACTGGCTCAAAGAGAAAACAGGTCGGCCTACTCATCTCGCTACCTTGGCGGTCGATCCCCATAAAGGGTGTCCTTATCATATCGATGGGAAATGTTCTGTATGGCCGAACCCACCAGCCTCGTGCTTGTCCTATGACTGCCGGGGAGACGACCGTGTAGAGATCGCCGAGTTTGCAAAGAAGAGGGAGGCTGAATGGCAGGCGTAGTCGTCCCTAATATGACCTTAATCTCAGCAGCAGACGCAACCACCGATTGGAGTGGTTCGCCCACGCTGGATGAGGAGGTCTATGTCGAAGGAACAGGTTCGCTCTCCAAGAAGGTATCCAAGACGACCTCCGTCCATCTCTACGATTTACTGTCAGCGGGTGATGGCACACATACTGATATGAGCGGGGGATTGATTGTCGGATGGATGCTCGGTGCTACCCCCTCTCAGTTTGACCTCAAGGCCAATGGTGGGATCATTATGAGGGTCGAGGCCGAGGTTAGATGGTTCACGCTATCTTCTGCGGGATACATCAACTGTGTGGCCTCTGACGTTGGTAAACAAGTCACTGATGACGGTGTTCAGATTGGGCAACTGTTGTCCTATGATAACGGGACCAATACGTGGTATGTGGAGAGTGCCACACAGATTGTCTCAGGCTCCGTGATGGCTATTCCAACCGGGACCGGAGCGGGGACCACTAACTCAGTTACTACGATCACGACCAACAACTACGGGGAGTGGGAGCTTGCCGGGTCTGATCAGGGTTACGATGGTGGATGGGTGCCGTTTGCCATGCACGTGGATGCGGCCTATGACAATATCGAAGCATCCTACACGATAGGTCCGCATCCAGAAGATATCGATTATGTGGGCTGGTCCTTCACGGTTACCGCTCTTGGTTCAAAGATCAACTGCTGGTGGGATGTTATGTACTATGGGACAGGTCTGACCTTAGAGCAAGGCACCTCTGGCGCTCCTGCTACGTTTGATGACTTCATGACCGATGCCTCCAATGGGGAGGACCTCAAGAAGTTCGGGATCATAGAAAAAAAAGAGGGAGTTTATTTCATTCAAGGGAAGATCATTATCGGGGATAACGTAGGGACGGATAACACGTTCTTTGAGGATGAGTCCCAGATTCTGGTTTTCAAAGACACCGCATTCCCGGCCGACTTCTACGAACTCAATTTCGTAGGCAATGGGACAGGTACGACCGAAATCTATATGGGAACTGAAACTGGTGGACGGGGTATTTCAGGGTTCACCGTCAAAGACGCAGGATCAGTGGGCGTGTTGTTGGATGTTTCGGATACGAACGTCGATAAGTTCGGTGTTCGAGGTTGTATATTTCAGAATCTATCGACAATCACACTACCGGTGGAGAACATAGACAAGAAGGTACTCTCATCCACCTTTGAAAACTGCGCTGAGATTCTTGTATCTACCTTGCTTGTTCAATACTGCCAGTTTATCAATTCACCGGGCAGAGCGGTCCGGCTCGCGTCCACGTCGCACAATGTAAAGGATTGTTCCTTTGTTGCGTGTACTATAGGCGCTCATCATTCTGTTGTTGGAACCTTCGGATACGACGATATGGTCTTCACCGGATCGGTGACCGGAGATATCGAGAACTCGACGAACGCGACGTTGGTCGATTCCTACCAACCTACAGAGGATGGGGATGTTGATGTCTACTCAGGCTCGATAACCCGAGTAGCTCAGCAGTTCACAGGAACGGCGGGAAGTCTATCGCGGGCTATTTGGAGTATCCGCAAGCAGAACTCTCCGACCGGAAATGTAGTTTGCAAGCTGTACGCCAATTCAGGTGGTGCGCCTACCGGGACCGCGTTGGCAACGAGCAACACGCTCGATATATCCACACTGCTAACCTCTTTTGCAGATGTATCTTTTGAGTTCGAGGACGAGTATACCTTAGTCGCCGCGACCGAATATCATATAGCTATCGAGTACTCAGGCGGGGATGCTACCAATAGGTTGGAGGTTGAGTACCTTGCTGCCGGTTCAGGAAGCGAGACGTGTAATACCTATACTGGAACATGGGGATCACAAACCTATGACTGCCGATTTCAGGTCAACCGGGACGGTATTGTGAAAATCAACGCTTCGGGAACATCGAATCCCGGAAGCGATTACTTTACGGGCAGTCCTCAAGGCGCGGTGATAATCGTCAATACGGTGTCTCTCACAGTGACCTGTAAAAACGAAGCAGGGTTGGCAGTGTCCGATGTTAATGTAAGAATTGAGACTGATGTAGGGGTGTTGATCACGGAGGGTGTCACGAACGCGAGCGGCATCTTTACGGACAACTATAATTATGAAGGAAGTCAAGCTGTGAGCGTGATTGCCAGAAAGAAAGGCTTCAAGTTCAACGCAGCAAGTGATACCATAACGGGAACCTTCAGTGTTCCCTTTACGATGATCAGAGATAAGTCAGTCAATTTACCATAGGAGGGTTTTATGGCTAAGACGAAGACTACAAAGAAGGAAACTTTACGAGCCATGGACGGTTCAGGAGAGGTCGAAGTTGAAGTAAGTACCGATCTATCTACTGAGGAGGGACGGGCTAATGCCATATGCCCCTCCTGTGGTGTATTCATAGATGGTCACAGATGTCGCTTGTGCGGCGCTGTGAAAACAGTAAATACCGTGTCTGGGAATCTTATCTGGATGCGTAATGGCAGGCTCATAAAGGCGTTCCATGACGAAAAGCAAGCCTTCGTAGAGATGGCGAAGCAGTGGGGCATACCTGAAGACGAGTGGCCCAAAGAGTTTAAGGAGTAAACTATGGCTATATCAGATTGTTGGGATTTTAATTACAGTGCTAAAGTTATATCACATATCGACGGTCTCCTGACCTATGATATTGGTACATCGAATGCCCCTGAAGTCGGCGACTACGTTCGGGGAGCAGACAGCGGGGCGCTTGGAAAGATTTTGTCGGTAACCGGTGGAACTCCGATTGTTACCGGTGTGTTGGCCCTCACCAACGTACTTGGACAATTCGAGGACAACGAACTCATCGAAGTCCTAAGCACACTTGATTTTGATGGAGTGATCGAAGCTGGAAAGGACCTGATCAGGATCGGGGCTGTGATATCGGGCGCGACCGGGATCATGACGATCCGGTTCATCGAGTACAATATTGATGGGGTAGCAGGGCATGGTACATTCTACGGAGACACACTGACAACGGGTTTTGTGAATGATGAGACTCTGGATATCAGTGCCACAAACGTATGTGCGGCAGACGGAACTGAGACGGATAATAGTGTGAAACTCGGGACCACTCAGGTTGCTGGGATTCTTGAAGTTCCGGGAGCGACAGATACGAACAACTGTGAGATCATCCACTACGATGATGCTGGAACGCTCATTGTACCGGACGATGCACGTATATCTGATACTACAGGAGTGACAGGGGCTCAAGGGTACGCTCAGAAAGTGTTCGGGACAGCGCTACTTGGGTCCATACGTGTGATCGACTCGGACGTTTCAGCGGCAGCATGGATCAATAACAATGCGCTCTACATTCAAGATGTTGTGTATTACGACAACCTTGTTGCCGGTTCGGTTTTCTCGGTAGGGGATGTCATACAGGATTCGGTTGCCAATACCATTCAGGGACGTGTCCTTGCGGTGATCGACGACGGTGACGCCAGTGGAAAACTTATACTTGCTGGAAAGACAGGAGCAAACTGGAACGACGCGGCAGACATCGAAGTGCTTCAGTCCGATGATACATGGCTTAAAGTTGCAGAGGTTGAGAATGCTCAGAACTTCTATCTGGATACCGGGGCACTGGTAAACATCCCGGACGGTTCACGGAAACAACAGAGAGTGAATCAGGGAGGTATCTTCCCCACTCTCAGTTTGAACCTTGTGAGAAGTGCGAATGCCTTTTACACATACGCGGTTGAGCTATTTCAAGAGCTTGGGCAGTTGGATGACAAACCGGCCCTTGATGGTGATGTACGAGACCAGTTGTATACGATTCTGAATGACTATCTTATCCCGGACCTTTCTTTCAGGTTCATTGAAAAGGGAGCTTTCAAGGATAGTGCTGGAAACAACCTCATCGGAAACTACCAGTCAGCGGGAGTTGTCAACGCTATCGGGGATCATGGATTCTTCTACAGTATTTCGAACCCGACTCCGCAGCCGGATCTATTCTTAGAGCAGGACGAAGAGGTTCAGGACTCGTGGTGGTTGGAAGGTCATGTGGATGCGCTGGTGAAAATCAAGACATCTACAAATCCGAGATATATCAACCCGACCGTTCCAGCACTGGGACAGTTGATCAACGCGGGATCGCTGACATGGCACTTGCGGCCATACTTCAGTACCTATGACTCCGCACAGGTTAACACCCCTGCTGGTGGTCAGAATGCAGTATTCATCTCGAACGGTTCTGATAGTTTGAACAACAATACCGCGCAGTATTCATCCACGCAGAGTGGTGGAACAGGAACCTTCGAAGCCGGTGAAGAGGCGATCATAGTTGATGGCGCGGGGGTTATTACGAAACGGGTTGTAGTTACTGAGGCTACGGTCGGTGGAACAGGAACAATTTATTGGAACAATAAGGGCGCTACGAACCTTGTCAACACTGATACAATCACCGGAGTAGTTTCTGGCGCTACCAGTACCGTGAATGCGGTCGCTGATGAGGTAGCTGGATACGATACCGATATTCGGGTCATGATGGTTCAGAAGCGTCTCACCTCTGCGACCCCCTCGATTGCCCTTGTTCTTGGCGAGCTTTTGACTCAGGCCACTTCGGGGGCTCAGGGATATTTCATGGAGTACGATGACACCTACGTTTATGTTGAGATGGCAAATGCTACTCCGTTCAACGCTGTAAACCTTGTGACAGGGGCCGGTTCCGGTGGAACTTTTACCCCCTCAGTGGTGGCAGATTGGGGTGATGCGGCGGCGGCTGATGGCGCACCGAAAGACATCGGTGGGGGTGTGGGCGACAAGAACTACAAGATAGTTGTTTCGGGTGATATTACTCGAACGGTTGCTGGAACCCCGGTAAACGCTCAGGCGGTCAAGGCCGTGTATGAGTACTGGAAGTTCATCTTAATGAAGGAATCGGTTTATCAGGTAAATGTGGCCGGTCTGACGGATGCCGATTATACCGAGGGCAGAATCTACAGGCGGGCATGGTCTACCTTTACAGAGGTGCGTGGTGCATCTCAGATGGGTGCAAGAGCCGGTACACTGGTTCAGGGCGCTCAGGGTGTGTACATCGAGAAGGGTTACCTTGCTACGGCAGATGTTAGGAATATCCAGCTTATCGACAATGCTGGTGACACCTACGATCCACCGAACCTTCAGACCTTGGCGATTATTGGTTTGACTTCTGGGGTTAAGGCAGCGGCATATCGATCTGATGGAGTAGGAAGTAGAGCTATCCTGCGCGGTGAGTTTACAGTCGGAACATTGAACCCGAATAATAGGCTGGGAGACGCGACAATCTTGCTGGCGCTTGGAACCCGCTCGGTATCTCCAACACCGAATGACGTACCTGATTCAGGGGTCATAAGGATTTTGGACCCGAACGACACGGGAAACTATCTAAGTTTTATCTATAGTTCAGTGGACCGGGTAACCAACATTTACACGTTGGCCTCGGGAACCATTGGAGATATCACCGGAGGTGTGGATCTTACACCTACCGATAATGCACACGTCGTGTTTATCGAGACAACTGCGGGTGGCGCGAGCTTGAGTAATCTGATCCAGTATGTAGCGCCGATCAATCTTGTTGCGGTAGCGAGGGTTAAGGGAAAGGAACCGTTCGAAACGGACGCTATCTTCGGTGAGGCGGGAGTGTCCATAGGTGCGGTATTGAATACTGACTCGGTAGTAAATCTACCGTAGGGAGAAAGTGTGGCTGAACGGTCAGATGTTCATGTAGAATGGTGGAGGAGTCCTCGGGTAATAGTAGTCGAGGCTCCGTCCATTACCATCTCAGTTCAAGATTTGGTGGATACCATTCGCGGTATACTTGAGCCAGCACAGGAAAGCCTTGACGATAAACCATTACTCGATGCTGGTGGAAAGGAAGCGCTTGGTGGGGCTTCGTTAGTAAGTATCACCGCTACGTTGCAGAATGCTCAACTGGCGTTTGAGCAACGGGTTACCGTTTCCTCTACAGGGACCACCACAGCAGGAGAAACAACAAATGGACTCCCCGGCGTTATCCTTACCGATGGTTTGGCTGACTTCGTTTCAGATCTGATCGAGCCGGGGGATGTCGCTTTCAACAACACCGATGGTTCACTGGCGACAGTCATTGAGCGGATAGACGCGACCCACGTGAAAACCTACCCACTAACGGGTGGGTCAGATGATACGTGGGAATCGGGAGACGGGTATAGCTTTTATCATGTGGTAGAGTGCGATATTAAATCTGGGAATCTGGTAGCGGTTGATGACGTAGGCGACCCGATACCGGCGCTCATATCAACCGCGTTTACCACAGTCTCGAAGGAATCATCATCATCGGGTACCACGCAGGAACTTGAAGCAATCCAGTACAGTAGTTATCAGAATGCGGTGTGGGTGGATACCGGTTCTGGAATCTCTGGTATTGGTTATCCAATAGGTACGAGAGAGTTTCCGGTGGACAACATACCTGATGCGGTTCTGATTGCTAACGTGAAAGGATTTGATACGCTACAGATGTTGTCCAATATCACATTAGGATCGGGAGACAACGTAGCGAACTTCACGCTGATCGGCAGGAATGCTACCCAGACTGCTTTGGTTATAGGTACAAATGCACTAACTCTCAACTGTGAGATACGAGACTGTACCGTTTCAGGGGTGCTGGATGGTGGGACGACGATAGAGCATTGTCATGTAGGTACGCTGAACTATGTCAACGGAGAGATTCACGACTCTATTCTTCTTGGAATAATCACGTTAGGTGGGTCAGCAGTTGCTCATATCCTGAACTGTTTCAGTGGTGTGCCGGGACAAGCGACTCCGACAATAGATTGCGGTGGAGCAGGTCAACCGCTGGCACTTCGTGGGTACAATGGTGGGATTAGACTCATCAACAAGACAGGAGCCGATGCGGTCAGTATTGATATGGCTACAGGGCAGATCATCTTGGAATCGACGGTGACCGGTGGAACGATTGTTTGTCGAGGTACTGCGAAACTCACTGATAATTCTAACGGTGCGACGGTCGATAACGAGTTGATCAATCCTGAGAGCATTACGATTCCGACGTGGGATCAGGTTTATTATGATTCTGGTAGTGGCGATTCAGGAACGGTATTTCCGTTCGGTACGATAAGCGCTCCGGTAGATGACTTTGCTGATGCGATCTTGATAGCTGCCAACTACAACCTGTATAGGTATTCAGTCAAAGGAGCGGTTACGCCGGGACAATCGTTTAGCGGGTACAGTTTCTTCGGAGCCGGGGCAGTAGTCTCGGATGTATTCACGCTCGGGGTTGCTGATACGTATACCAATTGTGGATTTGAAAGACTGTATATCGCCGGGGCTGCCGCACTGGTCAACTGTCAGTTTATTGATTGTCTCGTTGACGGGATCACCGTGACGGCAAGTCTCCTGATGGAGGGTTGTGGACTGTACAATACCATAACGCTCGGAGCAGGGAGTCTTGTCAGTGGACGGAATGTATCATTTGGAAGCGTGCCGACGATCATCGACTTCAACGGTGTAGCTTCGACAGTTTCTTTAATAGCCGATGCGGGAACTGTTCAGATAGTGAATGCGGTGGCGGGATGTGTTGTTGATATAAGCGCCCGTGAGGTAACTATCATACTGGATGCTTCCTGTACAGGTGGTTTGGCAATAATCAAAGGTACAGGAATCGTGACTGACAACTCAGCCGGGATGACAGTGATAGATACCATTAAGTCTCTGAATACCATATCTGCGGCGGTGTGGGACCTTGTTCCGGGTACTCCGATATCTGGAAGCATGGGTGAGTTTATGGTCCTATTGTGGGATCAGGCTGGTGGACGAAGGCTCATAGATGAGGACGCCAATCAAGAGATTTTCTATAAGGCTGATAATGTGACTGAGGTCATGCGTTTTAATTTATTGGATGTAGATGGTAACCCTGCCTATCAGAATGTTTTTGAGAGGGTTCGGGTGTGAGTTTGATTCTTGAAGGGTATGGAGACAGCAATCTTATTATTACGGATGGGTTTGGTGAGGGTGTGGGAGCGGGTATTCTACCCACATTCACTCCGAGCTTGGAAAGGGCGGCACTTCCGGGAGGTCCCGAGCTTGTTAAGGCCCACACTCCGACATCTGTATATCGTGTGTTACAATTGATAATAAGGGGTTTGGTTTATGGCTACTGATCCGGCATTCACACCGTTGACGATTGCGTCACTTCCGGGGTCTCCCAGTGTGGCAGGGGCGAGTATTCCCAAAGAGCCGGAGATAGCGGAGGCAGAGGTTACGGGTGAACCCGATGCAGCAGGGGCGAAGATTGTTGCCCCTGAAATAACGAGCGCCCTGACAGGAGGAAACTGATGGTAAGACTATTAGTAGACGTAAATAACATCTCTCATGTTTTGGAATACTATGACCGGATCAAGATATATCGATCTGATACTGAGGGTGGTGCGTATGTTGAGATTACTGATGTAAATACACGGCTTCCGCTTATTCCTGAACAGACAAAATACTATTATGATGATGCGGCAGGCGACAGTACGAAGTGGTATAAGACCTCCTATTTTAAAGAACCGGCGGGGGCGGAGAGTGATCAGTCCGCAGCGATTCAGGGTGGGACAGAGGTCGATAAGATCGGGTACACCTTTGGAAATTACAAACCACCTCCGGGAGAGTGGGGAGACATCTACACCCCTGACGATTTACGATATACCATGATGTGGGGAATCGATAGTATCGGTTCTGACATTGCGCAGAGTGAATGGGAGGATGAGCAGTTCCGGCAGATTGCACGGGAAGCCGTGAGCGAGTTCGAATCCCTTTTGACTATGGACATCCGACGAAAGTCATGGGTCACACGACCAGCGGATTCACTGGTACAGTCGAGGCTCTGGCGAGAAGGTGTGGATTATACCAATGAGGATGAGCCTTATGAGTTCGATCCACAACTGTGGACCAAGTATGGCTTCATTCAGTTCAGGCATTTTCCGATCATCAAGGTCACCCGAGCGAAGTGGAACTCTCCGGTCGGCGGTGAGATTATGGACATGATCGCGAATGACTGGCTCAGGGTAGAGAAGCAACTCGGACAGGTTCATATGTTCCCGCAGGGCGGTTTCAGTTATGGTCCGTACTCTGTGTATGGTCCCTTATGGACAAGAAATAATGGAGCCAAGTACCCTGACGCTTTCGAGTTCGATTATGAGACCGGATACAAGAATGCCGACCTCGTACCGGACGGGCTTAGAAGTGTGATAGCTAAATATGCTACAATTAAGTGTCTCTCGGTCATCGGTGATGGGCTGCTGGCAGGATTCTCAAGCCAGTCGGTCAGTCTGGATGGGCTCAGTGAGAGCTTTAGCTCAACTCAAAGTGCAACGAGCGCCTATTTTGGAGCGAGGATCAAACAGTATTCAGATGAAATTACTTCATGGTTGGAAAAGAACCGGTACAAGTTTGCACCGATACCGATCAGCATCATAACGTAGGGGAGAGGATATGGCTGACGCCTTCAGGACATTTCAAACCGTTCGCAGATATGAAGAAGCTCTCGCCCGACACGGACAGTGGCTCCGGTGGACGCAGGCTGTCAAATGTTCCTGTCTGAACCCTGACACGATGAGACCCGATCCGAATTGTACCGTATGTGCGGGACGTGGTTCGATTTATAGGAACCCGGACAGCTTTCAGATTCTTGATGAGGTGGCAAGGCATAGCAGCACCGGTCGAGTATATCCAAAGTACATACCTGTAATAGGAACGCCGCAAGTCTTTCATAAGGATGTGCCGCTTGTGCTGGCTGTATCGCAACCGGCTGATGGGTCCTATATTCAACTCGACCCACCTTATCCAGCATTGCACCGGCTTCTGACTACAACCTATACCTATTCACCACTGGTAGCCGTGACCGACGAGAACTCTGATGTCTACGCTACCAACGTGTTGAGAGTAGTGGCCGCCCGGTTCATAGAGAAGGGCAAATCATATGAGGGATCTGTTGATGAGGTAACCCGAGTATATAATACGACCAAGACAGAGACCTATACGGTTGCGAGTGCTACAAAGGAATATATCACCCTCACTGCTATGGGTACATGGGAAGTTGGTGACGTTTTAGAAGTGGATTATACGTATGTGAAGCCGTTTGACTTCATGCTTACCGGCGTCTCCGGGAGAATCAGGTACGAGCAGCCGTATGTCCTTGAAGATGCGGATGCAATACTTGTGGTTCCTTACTGGGCTCAACCAGCGCCAGAGGACCTATTCACAGCCCTCTCGCAGGAGCAGATCGGTTCGGTGGTAATTCAACCCTCGTTAGTGGCAGGAAACGACGTGGTGACAGCCTATTATGATCTGAGTAGGGTTTTGAGGGTGATCACGAAGGACGGAACCGATTATACGACCGGTCCGGGCAACGATGTAGAGGTTTTTGGTCGAAATGAACTAAAATGGAACGTTACGAAGCCTGCAATTCCATATACGGCCCAGTTTACCTACCATCCGACGTTCACAGCCTTGACCAACCTTCATACGCTGCGGAACTCAGAGAATAAAGCGTTCGTGAACCGTGTCAGTGTTAAACTGAAGGACCGGCTCCATGATAAGGTGATATACTGATGAAGACCCTGACTGTAACAGCACAAGAGATCGTTCCCGAGTTCGTTCAACTCATGTCGAAGGGCAAAGGGAATCTGGTACTCAGCACTACGATGCTGGCAGTCGAAAAGCTCAGTACGATGTATCAGGAAGCGTGGATGAGGGTAGCTGCCGGTGGGCACCTTCCCGGATTGCCGTTTGTGGTCAACTCAAAGCAGTATCACAGGACTATTGAACGGAGGCAGATCAGCCCGACATCATGGGAAGTTTTCACATCGTATACGACAAAGAACGGTATGTCAGTCACAGACCTTCTGGAAAGAGGGCACGGTCTGATTGATCTGAAGGAAGGACTGTTGAAGGGTCCGAAGAGTAAGGTAGGTAAGAAAGGCCGATATAACATAGTGGCATTCAGGCACGGGACTCCGGGAAGCGATCAGTTCAGGAATAACCCTATGCCGATATCTGTATATAAGAGTTTCAGTTCACAGGTTAAGGATGCGGATCAGAAGAAAGCAGCCGGGGCGTCACCTACCGGGGGACGGTCCACAGTGGATAACAATAGTCAGGGAGGACGGGATTATTCATGGGGGACTCGGTTTGATAGGAAGTCTAAGCGGGGAATCCAGAAAAAGACCATAACCAAGGGCGGCAAGACGATGGGTGAATACACTCAGAAGGCTGGACGATATGCGGGTATGGTAGCAATGCAGGCGTCGACTCAGAAAGCGAAGTCATCAAGCTACCTTACCTTCAGGGTCGTATCGGCTGGGAGTGACCCGATGTCGTGGATCGTACCTGAGCAACCGCCATGGCCCGTGCGTCAGGCGGTAGTAGATTACATGCGACCGTATGCTGAAGAGATTCTACAGCGTGCGCTCGAACAGGATATGAAGTGATGGGAAATATTTACAAGACATCCAGAGCAGAGGTCAGACCCGTAGCTGCAAATGATCGATTCATCTATTTGTTGGAGTCTGAGAATCCAGAGATCAAGCTGGCCCGAGAGGTCAGGGACTTTCTTCAGACGGTTGGATATTCTCAACTGTTCCCCAACTTTGACAATATCAGAGTGGGTACGGTCCACCCGTTCGCGATCCTTCTGTCTCAGGAGGTACTGGGGCAGAGTCAGAGTACGAACGTATTTCCGGCAGTGACCGTGGTCGACTCGACAATGCAAGAAGATGTTGAGGTTATGGGCGACGAATACACAGCGGCCATTTGGAGTGAGGAAGATATTGTAAACATGGGCGGTTACCGGGACGCGAAGGAAGTGTTCTGCTCTGACGCAGGCTGGGCAAAGGTTCTGGCAAGGGTCGCAGCAACCGGGTCGATTGTAGGGATAACAAAGCAATATCATACGAGTCATAGCATCGATTTCAATGTGTGGAGTGAGAGCAAAGAGGTAACGAGTTTTCTGTTTGATATGGTTGCCCACTTTGTAACTCAGAAGAGAATTGATCTACACAATGTGGATGGGTATGACCTGTCAGGAATACAAGGACGACGTTCGGGGGATATAAACCTCGATTTTGGGACTCTTCTATATGGATCAAATATTACTGTGACGCTCGCTATGAACCATCGGGCAACGGTATTTGATACCTCATTGACGAGTATCGCATCAATAGATACACAGACCTTACCGACGTATTTCACGTTGGGGGCTGTATAGGGGGTTATATGGCTAAGACAAGTTCTACCAGAACTAAAAAAGAACCGAAATACCCTGCCTTTAAGTACATAGAACTCGAAGTACCGGATATACATCCGTACACGAGGGCCTATGTTGAAGGGCAGTATCGTGGTATACTAAAAACAAAAGCTGAGTGGGCAAAAACCTTAAAATCAGTATTGGAGGGTAACAAATGAGTCTGAATTATCGCACATTCCAAAGTGCTGGTCAGATCAGTTCGCACATCATACCGGGAGCATACTCACGTATCGACTCGGTGAAAGGTGCTGCGGGGCTTGCCTCTGCTAACAATGGCGTGGTTATGGGCCAATGTACGGGGGGTCAGCCCGCTACCCTTCTACAGTTCAATACCATCGCCGAAGCAGTGGACGCTCTTCGTGGCGGACCTTTGATGGAGGCTGTTCGACTTGCATTCAGTCCGGGGGGAGGACTAAGCCCCCAGCGCATCTTCGCGATGCGTGTAAACGCCGCAACACAGGCAGCGCTCGCCTTGGTTGCGTCGGCAGTCACAAAGATCAATCTGGCCAGTAGGGATTACGGTCTCTATACGAATCAGATTAAAGTGACTGTGGCGACCAGTACCGACACGTTCGGTAAAAAAGTCACCATAGAGTTTCAGAGCGATCCGGTTGAGGAGTTTGACAACATCTGGAAGAAGAGTTTTTCGATTGAGAATACGGGCGGCGCGTCCAGTATGACCATCGTGAATACCAGTGCAGCACAAACACTCGATACAGATGTCACGAATCCACTGAGTATCGACTTGAATGATTATGGCACTATCGGCGAATTGGCGACGTACATCAACGCCCAGACTGGCTATACCTGTTTTGCGATTGCGGGCAGTGAGAATGATAGCCCACTGGAACTGGACGGAGTAACCGCAGCGGACATCAACGCCGCAGCCGTTGAAGCAGAATCTTCAATGTACGCGATGCTTGATGTTATCAACGCGCAGTCTGCGAGAGTATCAGCGGCGGCGGGAAACCTCGCAACCAATGTAGAAATCGTGGACAACAGTGTCGCAGAGTTCCTTGTTGGAGCGGTTGAGGGTGACTATGATACGACCCAGTGGACAGCGGCCTTGTTGCAGATGGACACCTGACCCGCTGGCGGCGGTACACGCGCCTATCAAAACCCATTGTGAGGCAATGAGCGCAGTGACCGGACGGAAAGAACGGCAGTTCCTTGTAGGGGCTCCGTGGAAGACGGGAGTCTTGGCAACCGATATCGCAGCGGCGGTTACGGCAGCACAGACGCTTAACAGCAAGGCCGGGTTATACGCCTTCAATGGTGGTACTCGAAGGGATGTGAATGGAGTAATCCAGAATTATTCCGGGTCGTATGCGGCCTGTATGCTGATGGGTATGAAATGTACCTTGGCAATCAACCAACCTCTCACCTTCAAGGAATTGGACTTCATAGAGCTTGAATACAAGCTAACTGACAGCAACCTTGAAGCTCTG